CCCGATCCTCCCCGCACCCCTCGATAACGCCTATGCCGAGCGTCAGGCCGCGCGCGAGTCGCAGGCGCTGGACCAAGAGGAAGCCCAGATCATTCAGGCCGCGATGGTCCCGCAGGCCGTGCTGGACGGTGCGGGCGCCGTGGCCGGCGACGTGGCGAAGGGTGTCGGGCTGGAGATGGGCGGTGCCGCCCTGTCGGGCGTCAAGCGCGGCTTCAACGCCACGATGGATCTGATCGACGAGACCGGCGACTGGATTGAGCAGTATGTCCCCGGCACGGTCATGTGGGAGGGCTTCGACGGCGACGCCTCGACCCCCATGAGCATCCGCCTGACCACGCAGAACGAAGCGGAGCGCCGCATGACCGAGGCGCGCGGCGGCGATCAGCCCAACTGGCTGCAGCGTCTCGGCATGGCGCAACTCCGTGCACCCGTCAGCGAGGCCGAGCGTCCTGAGTCCGTGACCGGCCGCCTGATCGAGGGCGTGTCCCAGTTCGCTACCGGCTGGGTCGGCGGCGGCAAGCTGCTGCAGGGCTGGAAAACGGCGGGCAACGCCGCGCGCATCGGCAAGAGCATGGCGCAGGGTGCGCTGGCTGACTTCACGGCGTTCGACGGGCAAGAGGAGCGCCTGTCCAACCTGCTGGCCGAGCACGCTCCCGAGGCACTGGCACCGGCACTCAACTGGCTGGCTGCCGATCCCGAGGACGGCGAGGTCGAGGGCCGGTTCAAGAATGTGATCGAGGGCGGCGTCCTTGGCGGCGTCGTCGATGTGCTGAGCGTGGGCATCCGCCGGCTGAAGGCTGCGCGCGAGGTGCGGTCGGCGGCGAGGGACGCGGCGCGCGCGGAGGGCCTGCAGGTCGATCCGACGCTGGCGATGGACGAGGCTGCCGCGCGCGGTGTCGAGGTCCAAGCCGCTGTGCGTGAGGCGCTGGGCAATCCCGAGGGGCCGCGGTTCAGGGTCAAGGTTGAGGCAGAGGCCCCAGTCGTCACCCCGTTCCAGGCCAAGGTCGACGCCGCCGATGCGCCGATCACCGCCGCCGCCGTGCGCGCCTCCACCGACAACGTGTTCGACATCAACCTCGCGCGCATCAACACGCCCGAGGACGTGCAGGCGGTCATCGTCGGCATGGCTGATCGGATGCGCGACAACGTCGACCTGGCTCGCCGGGGGCGTATCTCGCAGGAAGCCACCCGCGAGGCTGCGAACGGCGTCGACTGGGTCGACAGCATGGGTTCGCGCCGCGTTGGGCAGGCCATGAACGCGGAGGAGATCGTCGCCTACAGGCTGGCGCTCAGTTCGTCGGGGACGAAACTGGATGAGCTCGCCAAGGCTGTCGAGGACAACCCCACGATCGCCAACCAGTTTGCCCTGCGTCGCGCCGCCTCCGTGCACGCTGCGATCCAGAACGAGTTTTTCGGCGCTCGCGCTGAGGCCGGTCGTGCGCTCAACGCCTTCAAGATCCCGGCAGATGCACCCGCCACCTATCTGCGCCAGCTCGACAGCCTGCTCGCAGACATGGGTGGTGCGGGCAGCGCGGTTGAGTTGGCGCGTCGGATTCGTCAGGCCAAGGCCAAGGGCGATGCCGAGCTCAACCAAATGGTTCGTGGCGGCGCGATGGCGCGCACCAGCGAGATCATCAAACTGGTCTATACCAACAGCCTCCTGTCGGGCATCGGCACGCCGATCATCAACATCGCCGGCAACGGCATGATGCTGGGGCTCAACATGGCAACGCGGGCCGTCTCTCCGCGCCTGGCCAGTGCGTTCGGCGGCAAGGCCACCATGCAGGCCGGCGAGGCGTCAGCGATGGTGCACGGCTACCAGCAGGCCATGCGCGACATCTTCCGCATGAACCCCGTGCAGGCTGCTCAGGACATCGGTGCGAACGCTGGCGAGCGCCTGCGTCGCGACGGTCTGTTCCGTGGCATGGCGCCCGGCCTTGACGACGCTATTCCTCCGGGGATCGGCCTGCGTGCCGAGCGCGAGGAGGCCGGCTCGACAATGGGTCGCCCGCTGAGTGCGGCAGCATGGCGTGTCAGCGAGGACTCCACGCTGGGCCGCACGCTCGACATCATCCAAATGCTGGTAGAGGCCCCCTCGAACCTGAACGCCCTGACCGATGACTTCTTCAAGACGATCGCGGCGCGGGGCGAACTGCACGCTCAAGCCTTCCGTCGCGTGACGACCGAGGGGCTGACCGGCGAGGCAGCGCGCACGCGATATGCCGACCTGATCCAGAACCCGACCGACGACATGATGGCGGCGGCGGAGAAGGAGATGCACGAGCTGACCTTCACCAACGCTGGCGGCTTCGACAAATGGGCCAGCGCTGGCCGCCGTATGGTGGACGAGAACAGCGGCCCGATCCCGTTCGGCACGATGATCATGCCGTTCCTGCGCACGCCTGCGAACCTCGTCAGCGTGGGCATGCGCTACTCGCCGCTTGCGCCGATGATGAGGCGGTATCGCGACGCGATCGCCGAGGGTGGCGCGGCGGCTGAGACGGCCAAGGCGCGGATCGCCGTCGGCACGGCGCTGTGGTCGGTCTATATCGGCATGGCGATGGACGGCGACCTGACTGGCCGCGGTCCCGGCAACCGTGCGCAGCGCGAGGCCCTGCAGCGCACCGACGAATACGGCAGGTCCGTGTTCCAGCCCTACAGTGTTCGCGTTGGCGACCGCTGGTTCAGCTTTGAGCGCGCCGATCCGCTGGGGCAGGCGATGGGTCTGATGGCGGACATGGCCGACCTGATGAAGAACGGCGACTGGGACGAGGCCGGGCGCACGGAACTGGACGAGGTCGCGGCCCACGCCATCGCCTCGATCGGCCAAGCCTTCTTCGACAAGACCATGTTGAGCGGCATCACCGAGCTGACGAGCGCCCTGCTGGACGGCAGCAACGGCGAGGCCGAGCGGCTGCTCATGTCGCGCGCGTCCGCCTTGATCCCTGGCAGCAGCATGGCGCGCACCTTCCGCCGCGCTGACGACCCGTACATGCGCGAGACCCACAACATCGCCACGGCCATGATGAACACCATGCCAGGCCTGTCGGACGACCTGCCCCCGCAGCGTGACCTGTGGGGCCGTGAGCGCCGGTATTATACCGAAGCGCCGACCGACCAGATGTACAACACCCTGGGGCTTCAATCCCGCGGGCAAGGGGGGTCGGCGATCGACCTTGAGATCCTGAACAACGGCGTCTCGGTGGCCATGCCGAACAGGTCGCTCTCCTTCATGGGTGAGACGGTATCGCTCAAGAACCGCCCGGACATCTACAGCGAGTTCATGCGGCTCGCCGGCGCGCCCTCATTCGACCACCTGAACGCCGTGGCCGAGGGGCGCCACCCCGACAGTGAGTTCTACTATTCGCTGTCCGACGGGCCGACGGGCGGCAAGGCTGACTACATCCGCGAGGTGGTCGGCGCCTACCGCGACGAGGCGCGGGCGGCCGTGACCGAGATGTTCTCCAGCGACCTGCAGGCTATGGCGGCCGACAAGGTACGGCGTCGCGAGGAGGCGCGCGCGGCGGAGTAACCGTCGTGCGTTGAGCCACACACCACCACCCGCAATCTGGCCCAATGGCCAGACTGACGATCCCCGACGAACAGACGTTCGCGACGTTCACCGTCACCACGTCGACCACCGTGTTCCCGATCACGTTCAGCCTGTTCGCCAAGGCGGACCTGACGGTGAAGGTCGCGGGCGTTGCGCTTGAGCAGTCCGCGTTTACCTTCACGGGCACCCTGCTTGAGGGGGGCGGCTATGACGGAGGCACCGTAACGCTCAACACGGCGGTCGACGACGTCACTGTCCGCATTGAGCGGAACGTCACGCCTGCCCGCACGAGCAACTTTGCCCCAGCCAGCACGACGCCGGTCCAGTCCGTCGATCAGGCGCTGAACCGGCAAATGGCAATCAGCCAGGATCACAAGCGCCGCATCGACTCTGCCGATGCCGCTGTTGCGGCTGTGGCTACGGACGCGGCCACCGCCTCGTCGGCGGCTGATCGCGCTGAGGCCGCTGAGGCCGCCGTGCAGGCGATCTTCGACGTGGCGGGCGTGATCCAGTCCAGCGCCTCTGTGACGTTCCTTCAGGCCGGCACGGGATCTACCCCTGTTTCGGCCCAAACCAAGTTGCGGCAGGCTCCCGTACAGCCCAACTCGGGCGAGTTCGGCGCGTTCACCAACGCCACGGTGACAACGGCGACGCTGCTTAAAGCGTTCACGGCCGCGATGGTTGATGGCCGACCCATTGAGCTTTCGGGCCACTACGACATCAACGGGCCGATCACGCCCGTCGCTCCGGCCAATGGCGCGGAGCTCCGGCTGATCGTCAAAGACGATGTGACGATCACCATCGACGCTGGGGCGACTGCATTCAGTTATCTCCTGTACGCTGAAAGCTCTGTCGGCACCCCGAGCCACAGCATTTCCGGCCCCGGCACCCTTACGATCAACTGCAACAACAAGGCTGCGGCCGGTATCTGGCTGCGTCATACGACGGCCACGACCGGCGGGACAGTCGTTCTGGATGCCCCCGTCCACATCAAGAACGTGAAGGCTGCGGCGGGCATCAGCGCCGCTGCTGGCATCCAAATCCTGGGCCGCTACGAGCGGGTCGTGATGCGGTCGCCAACCGTTGAGGACGTCACGCGCGTTGACGCTGCCGGTGAGTCCAGCGGCATTTCGATTTCGGGCTTTGATGGCGAGGTCGAATTATATTCGCCCGTCGTCCGCCGCGTAAACTGCGGCCCCTCGTCCACGGACGACGCCGACTGCATCAAGTGCTTCGGGCGGCAGAGCGGCTCGACGAACAACCGCCGCGAAGGCTCGGTGCGGATCTACAGTCCGGTTTTGGAGGACAGTCAGGTACGCCTCTACAAAGACCAGTGCGGCGATACGATCATTTATGGGCCGTTCTGCCGCAGGCGAGCGGTTGACGGAACGACCGCGTCCTTTGCCTCTGCCAACTCGGTTGATTTCGATTTCCAGTTTGGCAACGGCTTGGTGCTCGGCGCTCGCATTGAGTATTACAAGAGCGCGACGGGCGCGTCCCCGCTGGGCTCGTCTCACAGTGTCTTTGCGTTCCAGCAAAAGCTCGACAACGCTGAAATGTACGGCCTCGGGCGGGACACCACGATCATTACGGATGTCATCATCCCTCGGATTGTTGCATCCACCACGATTTCTACCGCGTCGGCCTTCACCACCGAATTGGACGGCCTCACCATCATTGCTGCGAGCAGCCTGCTCTCGGGCGTGATGGAACGCAGCTTCATTGAGTTTGACTCATCGGTGGTGGGGGCGAAGGCGACCCCGACGACCTTCGTCGTCAGGAACACCAGGGCGCGGACGTCGCTGCCAGTGATCGGCTACACCAGTTACGCGGCACTAGTCAGCGGGACGGCGACGGCTGGCGCGTCAACGACGCTCACGGACAGCGGCAAAGCATGGTCCGTCAACGAGCAGGCTGGCCGGCTTGTCCGCATCACGGGCGGCACAGGTAACGGGCAGACCCGCACGATTATCTCCAACACCGCGACGGTTCTGACTGTTGCGGCGGCGTGGACGGTAAACCCCGACGCGACGAGCGTTTACAGCATCTGGTACTCGTTCGCGAACACGAACCTGGACGCCGGCACAGCGACGGCCGGGGGCGCGACGACGTTGACCGACAGCACGAAAGCGTGGGTTGCCAGCGGGTTTATTGGCCGGAACGTCCGCATCAATTCAGGCACAGGCATTGGCCAGACGCGCCGGATTACCGCCAACACCGCGACGCAACTGACTGTTTCGTCGGCATGGACCACGAACCCTGACGCCACCAGCGTCTATGCCATCCTCGGTCCGAAGCTCTCGATCCACGTCGATAACTGTTCGACGAGTATGCCTGTGACGGGTAACTCCACGCGGGCCTTTTCGAGCCTTTCAGGCGAAATTATCCTCGACCCCGGCTCCTTTATGGTCGGGGACAATCCTGGCTATCGCAATTTTTACGCTCAGTTTGTGTGCCCTGAACTGATGCAGGCGGGTTGTAAGATGACCCTCTACCTAGACAGCCCGAGCTATGACACCCTTTTTGTTGACACAGACCTGAACACGGCAGTCTCTGTACCGTGGGGAACGAGCGGTATGCTGTTCCTCGAGTGCAAAGGCATCGGCAGTTTCAACGTCGCCCCGCACGACACGATCATTGAGGCACGGCTGAATAACGCTACGGCATCGCCGTCGGCATGGTTCACACAAAACGGTGGTGTTAACTGGGGGGCGCTGAACTAGCGCGCCATCCCGAGGGTCTAAATCCGTCCAACTGGGGTGCTAAGTCCTTGATTTATGGACCACGAACAAACCGCTAACTGTTGGACGGACTTCAACGATTTCAACGGTGACAATCTGGTTTGGGACCAGAGGGTCGGAGGTTCGAATCCTCTCACTCCGACCAATTTTTCAAGGGGTTAGGGGCGGTGGTCGGCGGGGCGTCCAACTCTTGAGGGGCGGGACGTCCAACTTTCTGTTCTTGGTTCATTCGCGGCAGAGGGGACTTCGGTGCATAAACGAGCGGTCCCGACGCCTCAATAAGTGAGTCTTCAGGCACGCCGAAGAACCGCTCCATCTGCGCTTTGTCCTTGAACTGGATCATACCACCAACCCCCGCTTCACCTGAGCCGCCCTCGCCACCGCCGTATCGCGGGGCAAATACACGCTCAAAATCCCGTTCACGCTCGTCAGCGCATGGCCTGTGATGGCCGCGATCTCTGGCACGGTGCACCCGGCGCGCGCCAACTGCACGATGCACGAGTGCCGGAGCTGCTTGAGAATCAGCGGCCGACCGCCGGCCTTGACCGCAGCGACGCGCACCCAGGCGAATGTCTTGGACAGCCGGTTCTCGGTGTAGGCCTTGCCGGTGCGGTCGTTGCGGAACAGGAACAACTGCCCCTCGCCGGCCTTGGCAAGCATCTCACGCAGCCCGACCGACACCTCGATCGACACCGGCTCGTCGGTCTTGGACTGCCGGAACGAGAAGACACCGCGCTCGGCATCGTACTCGGCGCCCGGCCGGAACGCGCGCACGTCGGTCAGGCGCTGGCCGATCTCCCATTCCAGCAGGATGATGAGGGCGATCGACGGCACGCCCGTATCGCGCGCGGCTTTCACATAGCAGTCGACGTCCTTCTGCTCCCAGATCGTCGCCTTGGTCTTCGGCACCTTGATTCGGATGCCGCGCGCCGGGTTGTCGGTTCGCCAGCCCTTGTTGATGGCCTGCTCGAGCACGAGGCGCAGGACGGCGGCTGTGTGCTTCTTGGCGGTGTGCCGGGCGACACGCGCCGTGCCGTCCGGTTCCGTGCCCGCGTCAAAGCTCGACAGAAACTGCAGGATCGCCGAGCGGGGCAGGGCGGTCGGGTCCGGGTGACCGCACGATTTCGACCATGCCAGGATCTTCTTGAATCCGGTCTCGTACCCCACGCGCGTCTTCTGTGACAGCGCCGCCCACTCAGGAGACCGCTGCAGGGCGTCCACAAGCGTCGACAGGCTGCGCTCGGGCGGTCGCACCGTGTCGCCGGTCTTGGCCTGCATGAGCTCGCCGTACAGGGCCTCGGCGTCCTTCTTGATGGCCGCGACCTCAGCCGCGTCCAGCGTGCCGCGCCGTTCAGCCGTGCGGGGCAGCGGTATGGCCGGAGACCAACCGGAGGGGCGCAGGCGTGCCGGCACCTGAAAGTACGCCCGGCTCGTGCCGTCGGCGCGCTTCTTGAGGACGACGTATCTGCCCAGCGAGAGCGTCACGGTAGGCATCGGGCTTAAATGTCCATGCGTCGGCGGGGTCGGGGGTTGCATCCTGCGCCATCCCTAGAGCTTTGAGAACCGCGTCTCGGTCATAGATCCCGCCCCGGCCGCCGCGGTCGATCGGCATAGGCATGGCGCCGGCGCGTTGGCGCGAGCGGAGCGTGGACCGGCTGTAGCCGGCGAGGGCGAGAACCTGGGGCAGGTGAAGGCGAGGAGGTAGGCTCATCCCGTCCCCCCATGGTCTTCTCCTGTAAGGGCGGCTCGGGCGGTTTTTCCGGGCTTTCCATCTGGCCAGTAGGGGTGACCGTCAATGGACCAATCATCAACCATTGGTCCGCGACCAGTCATGTAAACACCGAACCAGTTATCTTCGTCAGCGTAGAACTCCAAAGCCCCACGCAGTCTCTCTATCTCAGCGGCTTGGCGTTCAAGGGTGTCGGCTGCTTCGAGGCCGTCGGGGTTGATAAGCATTTGCGACACCCGGCCAGCCCGCCGGGGTTTCCGCAGCCTCTCGCACAGACCGGCTATGTCAGGGGTGGTCATTTGCGTTGTTTCCTTTCTCGCGCTTCGCGGACGTAGCGAGCGCCATTGAACAGGCGGTCCAGCAGAACGCTGGCGCTGGTAACACCGAACAGTCCGACGATCACCAGCCCGATGAACTGCAAGAGCGGACCGATCACTCCCTCCCTGTATCGGTAGGGCGAAGGGCTGCGATGATGGCGTCGGCTATCAGATCGCAGAGCGTGTCATGCGGTGCGCGGTATTCCTGTTTGTATCCCGCCAGCCATTCGACGACGCCGCTTTGCGCCATCAGCCGCGCGTCAGCCCTGCTCACCCCTGCCGGAACGACAGGGGATGCTGGCGGAACGTAGCCGCTGTGCTTGTCGGGGTCATAGGCGAGAATGTCTGGACGTTCGGGCAGTTCACCGATGATCCACCGCACTCGGTCAGCTTCGTAGCGCACCCGGTCAGGGTATTCGGAACGCGCAAAGCAAAACTCTTGGCCCCACGGATCGGTCGAGTTGACGCGGCGAAGCGATGCCGTCCAGTTTTCGCGCCCGTTGCTCTCCGGCATTTTGCCATACCAAACGGTCACCGCCTCCCCCTCTGGTGCAGGGGTGCGGGCATCCATATCGTCGGGGAGTTCGGTCATGATGCTTCTCCTGTGGCGCGGGCGATGGCTGCGAGCGCCTCATCAATGGCTTCAATGATGAGGTCTTCCCGGTTGCCAGCGTCGAGGTGCTGTTTAGCCATGCGGACAGCGATAATCGCCGCCGACAAATGGCTTCTGCGAATAGCTCGGGCCAAAATGGCTTTGTCCGTTATCCGCATCACAGCCACCACAAGCTGATAACCCCGGCCAGCACGGCCAGAATGATGAGACTGCGAGGGCGCAGCACCTCGGCTATGGCGGCGATCATGCGAACACCGCCTGACCGCAGTCAGCCGCCGGTCGCGAGCGCGGCGTGTAAATCTTGCGGGCGACCAGGCTGACCTCCTGCAGGTGCAGGCCGGCATGCAGGCTGGCGTTGTCGCGAACCCATGCTCGGGCGCGGGGCAGATCGTTGAAGGTGCGGACCTGCACGCCGCGCGCGTTGTAGGCTGCGTAGTCGGTGCGAAGGGTGCGGTTCATGCTGCACGCTCCATCATCCGCTCGCTGATCTCGGCGTGCCGGCGGCGCGTACCGATCTCGAGAGCCAGGGTCGCGGACGCCGACATCAGGTCGATGACCGACAGGCCGTCCAGTTCCGACGGCACGTCATCCGCATCGGATGCCAGCACGTCGATCGCCTGGGTGACGAAGGCCAGTTTTTCGTTGAGCCGCGCGACGGCGGCTGCATCCGACAGCCAGTATGACTGGTCGATCCAGCGGTCGACGGCGACGGGAAGCGCCTGTTGATTTGGGTGCGGCACGCTATGCCCTCCTGTGTTGAGGAGGGAAGGCTCGCAGATTGCGAGGATGCTGTCTAGCGCAAAATGCGAGGTATTATTTCAGCCGTCCTCGCAGGCCGTGACTCACGCGCGTTTCTTAAAGGTCTCGATGATCGCCAGCACCTGTGCCCGATCTTCCGTCGGCACCGACATGACGGCGTCCAGAAATGACGTGTCCATGTCGTAGGGGTCGTGATCCAGCAGGAAGCCGGGCGTGGTTCCAAGGACCGGGGCCAGTCTCAGCAGCCATTTATGGGACAGTCCGCGCTCGCCGCTCTCCAGCAAGCCGATCACATTGCCGGCGGTGCCGATCGAATCGGCGAGCTGTTCCTGGGTCATGCGCCTGAACTCCCTCCATGCCCGGAGGTGGTTTGCGGCGAGCTTTACGGGTGATCTGGCCATGCGCTGACTGGTAAATCGCAGGCTGCGATCGTCCATGTCGTTTTTGCGAGGATTGAGGCTTGCCGTTAACCTCGCAATCTGCGATGTTTCAAATATGGACAACGTCGATACCTCATTTGCCAAGCAGTTGCAGGACAGCGGCGTCGCCCGTGGTGGCTATGCCTATGACATTGCCAACGGTCGCCGCGTCCCGAATCAGAAGCTCGCCCTCCGCATATTCCGTGCCACGGGCCGCAAGATCGGACCGATCGCGAACCTGCCGGACGAGACCATTGCGGTGCTCGAGCAGGTGTCGCTGTGAGCGCCGCGCGTATTTGCCCAATCGCAGAGGCCGCTGACTACGCGGCCCTCAACAATCCCGGCGCGGTTTCCGTGTCTGGGGTGCGCCAGCAGGCGGGAGCATCGATCCCCGGCGCTTCCGCCTGCACCACCCTCGTCATTCCAGCGCCGCCTAGCGTGAACAACCTGTTCTCGAACAGCGTCCGCGGTCGCTTCAAGACGCCGGCCTACAAGGCATGGCTGGCTGAGGCTGGCTGGACGGTGCGCGAGCAGATGACGCGCGACGGCTGCGACCGGGTGCCGGGCAGGGTAGTGATCGTCATGGGCGTGGAGCGCGCGAGCCTGCGTGCCGATCTGGACAACACCGCCAAGGCGGCCATCGACCTGCTCGTGTCCTGCAAGGTGATCGACGACGACCGTTTCGTGACCGGCCTGGTGCTGGCGTGGATGCCGCAAGGCAATCACCGCACACCGCGCGCGCGCATCATGGTGCGACCGGCGGAACCGCTCACCCTGAACTTCCACCCGCACAAGGACGGCGCGACCGGCGGCTGGTTCATCGACGCGCCTGAAGGAGAAGATTGTGGCGATTAGTTTGGCTTCACTGCGCAAGGTCCGCGCCGATCAGCCGCCCCGGCTGCTGATCTATGGGCCCGAGAAGATGGGCAAGACGACGCTCGCCGCCGAGTTCCCGGCGCCGGTGTTCCTGCAGACGGAGCGCGGCGAGAGCGGCGACCTCGTGCTCGACAGCTTTGGCACGCTGGACACGTTCGAGAGCGTGGTCGAGGCGATCACCTCGCTCGCCACTGAGGCGCATGATTTCCAGACGGTCGTGCTCGACAGCGTCTCCGCCCTGCAGAAGCTGGTCTGGGACAAGGTCTGCCGCGACTCGAACGTCAAGTCGATCGAGCTGGCAGGCGGCGGCTACGGCAAGGGCTACATCGAGGCCGACAATCTCTGGCTCCAGGTGCTCGACGGCCTGAACTATCTGCGCAACGAGCGCGGCATGGCCGTCGTGCTGGTCGGTCACGCGATCATCAGCCGCTTCGATGACCCCGAGACCCAGTCCTACAGCCGCTACGACATCGACCTGCACAAGCGGGCCGAGGCCCTGCTGAAGCGCGAGGTCGACGCCATCCTGCTGGTCAAGAAGGACGTGACGATCAAGACCGAGGGCAAAGGCGAACGCGCCCGCGCTGACGGTGGCGACACGCGCTGGATCTACACCGAGGGCAAGCCCGCGTTCACCGCTGGCAACCGGTACAACATGCCGGCCCGGATCATGTTCAAGCGCGGCGAGGGCTTCACCGCTCTCGCCCCCTTCTTCCCCCAATCGGCCGTTGGCGCGGTCGAGACCCCGGCTGCGCAAGCGGCCTAACCCTCCCGAAAGGAGACTTCCAACATGGTTGCCCTCAACATCGACGTTGACAGCGTCCCTGACCGCGAAGGCGGTGACTTCGATCCGATCCCCGACTGTGACGTGATCGCCCACATCATCGAGACCGTCCACACGGTGAAGGACGGCGGCGTCAAACAGCGCGCGGTCTTCACCTGGGAAATCCTCGACGGCCAGTACGCCAAGCGGCGCATCTGGGACGGGCAGAACATCGTGCACCCGAATCCGCAGACGCAGGAGATCGCCACTCGCGCGGTCAAGGAAATCGCCGCGGCGGTCGGCCACAAGGGCGCCGTCACCAACTCGGACCAGATCGAGTTCAAGCCGGTGATGATCCGCGTCCGCACTGAGCCGGCGCAGAACGGCTACGGGCCCAAGAACAAGGTCACCCGGTACGCGCCCGTCGGCTCGGCAGTTGGCGCTGCCGGACCCGCGACCGCTGCTCCGGCTGCCGGCGCGGCGAAGACGCCGTGGGGCCAGAAGGCTGCCTAACCTGAACATCGCCGGACGGGGCTAGCTTCCAACTCCGTCCCGTCCGGCGACCCTTCCAACCCGCTGTCTTCCAACAGCATCGCAGGAGACCCTGACGATGAACGAACAACTGCGCCCTGTCGATGGCCGACAGGCGTCCGAGGTCGACCTGCTCACCCAGGTGGCCGAGATCGTTCGCCAAGCCAAAACCGAGTTCGAGGGCGGGTTCAAGACCGCCGGTCGCCTCGAGATCAGCGCCGCACAACGCCTGCTCGACCGTGCTTATCGGGGAGAGGTGTGATGGGACGGCAAATGACCGAGGACGAGGCCGACGACCACTGGTCGGAGCATGGCGACATGACCCCGGCTGAGGTCTGGACGTGCGAGCAAGAGGCGCGTGAGGAGCGCGCCAAGCGCCCCTGCAAGTGCGGCTGTCCCTCATGCCCGCAGGTGACCTGTGGCTGAGGTTTCCTGCATCACTCCCAAACCACTTCCCCCCGTCGGGTATCTCCGGCAGCTTCTGGCCTACGAGCCTGAGACCGGCGCGTTCACCTGGCTGGTCACGAAGCAGTGGAAGTTCGCTGTCGCCGGATCGCCGGCGGGAACCGTGACCGACAAAGGCTACCTGTCGATCATGCTCGACGGGAAGCGGTATCCCGCGCACCGCCTAGCTTGGAAAATGATGACTGGCGAAGATCCGCCAAGCCTCATTGACCACGCCGACGGCGACGGCATGAACAACCGCTTCAGCAATCTTCGCTGCGCCGATTACTCCGAGAACATTCACAACAGTTGCCTGAGCCGCCGCAACACGAGCGGCGCCAAGGGCGTCTCGCTGTGCTGCAAGACAGGCCGCTGGAAAGCCTACATCGCCGCGCGTGGCCGCTACCAGTGGCTCGGGTATCACGACACCGTTGACGCTGCCGAGATTGCCGTGAGTGCGGCACGACAGCGCCTGCACGGAGCGTTCGCTTGCTCGCGTCCAGAAGCGGGAGGCGCACATGGTCGCGCTGCCTGAAACGACCCCTCCGACCGCTCGCGCGATCTTTGCTGCGCTCGAACAGAAACAGCGGAGAGAACAGCATCCCAGGCTTGCAGCCTCGGGGCTTGGCTCTTGCGAAAAAATGCAATGGGACAAGTTTCGCTGGCTGTTCCCCGCTGAGATTTTTGACGCCCAGAAGCTCTCGATTTTCGAGACCGGCGAACACTGGGAAACGCGTCTCGTTCAGAGGCTGCGCGACGCCGGCATGATCGTCGACGACGTCGACCCGGCGACGGGCGAGCAATGGCGCATCGTGTTCGCAGGCGGGCATGCGTCCGGGCGCACCGACGGCAAGGTTATGGGCGTGCCCGAGGCGCCGAAGACCGCGCACGTCTTCGAGGCCAAGAGCATGAACGACCGCGCGTTCAAGGCGCTGCTGAAGGCTGACTGTGTGCGCGACGGCAAGCCGGAGCACTTCGCCCAGGTTCAGGTGTATCTGCACTGTCAGGGCCTGACGCGCGCTCTGTATCTGGCCGTCAACAAGAACGACGACAGCCTGTACGTCGAGCGCATCGAGTACGACGCCCTCGCCGCAACCGCGCTCATGACCCGCGCCGAGCGCATCGTCACCTCCGACCGGCGCCCGGCCTGTTCCTGCCCGGTCTATTTCCTGAAAGCGGGCTACGGCTGCGCGCCGAATGACGGGCTCATGCCGGCGCGGTCGTGTCGGTCGTGCCTTCACTCGACTGCGCATCTGGACGGCGACGCGCGGTGGAGCTGCAGCCGCTGGAACCGTGACCTGACGCTCGACGAGCAGAAGGTGGGCTGTCCGCAGCACCTGTTCAACCCGACGACCATCCCCGGCGAGCAGACCGACGTCGACTACGAGAACGAGCGCGTCACGTACCGGCTGGCGAGCGGCGATGTGTGGGTGGACTGCGGCGGGGTGGTGTCGTGACCGCGCTCTACAATGAAATCGACAAGAACGCGGCGGCTTGGCTGCGCCAACTCATCATCGCCGGGCACATCGCGCCGGGCGTCGTGGACGAAAGAGACATCCGTGACCTTGAACCCGAATACGTCGCCTCCTTCACCCAGTGTCATTTCTTCGCCGGTATCGGCGTATGGTCACACGCCCTGCGTCTTGCCGGATGGCCGGACGATCGCCCGATCTGGACGGGTTCCTGCCCGTGCCAACCTTTCAGCGCGGCAGGCAAAGGCGGCGGGTTCGATGACGAGCGGCACCTATGGCCCGCATTCCATCATCTCATCGAGCAGTGCCGCCCTGACCTCGTCCTTGGCGAGCAGGTTGCGTCAAAGGACGGCCTCGGTTGGCTCGACCTTGTACACGCTGACCTGGAAGGAACGGGCTACGCCGTCGGGGCGATCGATACCTGCGCTGCGGGCTTCGGCGCGCCGCATATCCGACAGCGGTTGTGGTGGGTTGGTGTGGCCGGAGAAGGGGTGGACGACGCCGCAGGCGCACGACACCTCGGGCCGGTCGGAGACGCAGAAGGCGCTGCACGGGACGAAGCACGGCTGCGCGTGTCTGGTGTTGGAAGCGAAGCAGGCAGGCTGGCCGACTCCCTCGACACCGTCGGGCGGTCAGACGTTTCCGCCGGGCACGACACCGCAGGGACAGACGCCGGACGGACGCAAGGTGCAGGTGACGCTGGGGCTGGTCGCGGACTGTGCGGGGTGGCCGACCACCAGTGCGTCGGACACGGTGAACAGCAACGAGACCCTAGAACAATGGGAGGCGCGGCAGGCGGCGGCCAAGGACCGCAACCCGAATCTGGGGGGCCTGCACAAGAAGCTCGGAATCATGGCGAAAGCCTGCGGCCCGGTCCGACTAACGGTCACTGGGGAGCTGTTGACTGGCTCCACTGCCGGGATGGACGGTGGCGGCCAGTTGAACCCGGCACATTCCCGCTGGCTCATGGGGCTGCCGCCCGAGTGGGACGACTGCGCGGTTACGGCAATGCCATCGTCGCGCCGGCGGCCGAAGGCTTCATAGCGGCAGTGATGGAGGCGGTGTCGTGACCCAACTCCGCCCCTACCAGACCCAAGCCATCGACTCCGTCCTCTCCTACTGGTCATCGGGCGGCGGCAACCCGCTCGTCGACATGGCGACCGGCCTCGGCAAGTCGATCACGATCGGCGACCTGACGCAGCGTCTCATGGGGGCCTATCCCCAAATGCGCGTGCTGATGCTGGTGCACGTCAGGGAGCTTGTCGCGCAAAATGCCAAGGCGCTGCTCTCCCTGTGGCCCGCTGCCCCTGTCGGCATCTACTCCGCCGGCCTTGGTCGTCGCGACACCTCGCAGCGAATCATCTTCGCCAGCATACAGTCGGTGTACCGCCGCGCGAAGGAGCTCGGCGCGTTCGACCTGGTCCTGATCGACGAGGCGCATCTGGTCCCGTCGGCAGGCGAGGGCATGTACCGGCATCTGCTGGACGGCCTGCGCGAGATGCGGCCCGACCTGCGCGTCGCAGGCTTCACCGCCACGCCGTTCCGCATGGACTCCGGTCGGCTCGACGACGGGCAGGGGCGTCTGTTCGACGAGATCGTCTTCTCCTACGGCATCGGCAAGGGCATCGACGACGGCTGGCTGTCGCCGCTGGTGTCCAAGCGTGGGGCGATGGAGATCGACGTCTCGTCCGTGGCCAAGCGGGGCGGGGAGTTCGTCTCCGGTGCGCTCGAGGCCGCGGCGGATGATGACGCGATCACCCGTGCCGCCGTGTCGGAGATCATCGAGTACGGGCAGTCGCGGCGCTCGTGGCTGGCGTTCTGCGCCGGCGTGAAGCACGCGCACCATGTCCGCGACGAGTTCCAGCGTCAGGGCGTGTCCTGCGAGGTCATCTCGGGCGAGACGCACCCTGGCGACCGGGCCCGGTTCATCGACGACTTCCGTGCCGGGCGACTGCGCTGCCTCACGAACTGCAACGTCCTGACGACCGGCTTCGATGCCCCTGGCCTCGACATGATCGCGCTGCTGCGTCCGACGCTCTCGCCCGGCCTGCTCGTCCAGATGCTGGGCCGGGGCACTCGGCTGGCGGACGGCAAGGCTGACTGTTTGGTGCTCGACTACACGGGGACCATACGTCGGCTAGGCCCCGTCGACACGCTCACCGTCGATCGACGCCCCGGCAAGAAGGGTGCGCCTGACGCGGCGAAGATCTCCGACATCCGCGCCAAGGAGTGCCCCTCCTGCAAGTCCCTCGCCGCGCTCAACGCCCAAACCTGCGCTTTCTGCGGCCACGAATGGACGCTGGACAAGGCCCGGCACGATGCGGAGGCGGACGACGTCGCGATCCTGAGCCGGGATTTGAAAAGCCAGCCGCCCGAGGAGATCGCGGTCGTCACCTGGATGGCGCGTCGGCACGTCAAGGCCGGGTCGCCGGACAGTCTGCGCGTGACCTATTCGGCGGGGCTGATGTCGTATCCGGAGTGGGTGCTTTTTGAGCATGGGGGTCCGGGCAGATACCGCGCTGAGAAGTGGTGGGCCGCGCATGGCGGGCTGACGCCGGTGCCGTCGTGCGTCGAAGAGGCTTTGGCGCGGTGGGCAGAGTTGACGCCGCCCCGGTTCATCGGGGTCCGGAAGAACGGCAAGTGGTTCAATATTGTTGGCCGCAGATTTTCAGATTCACAGGAGCAAGCGGCATGACGCCGACGTATGAAGACCTGCAGGAGCAGGTGCGTGATCTGCGTGAGCGCCTGAACGGCGTGACCGGGACTGTCGAGACACACGACCAACTGCGCCATGCTTTCGGCATCTCGCCCAAGCAGGCCCGCACGCTCGCCGTCCTGATGAATGCGACACGGCCCGTCACGACGACGGCGCTGTACCTCAACGTGTTTGAGCACGCCAACGGTGACGGCCCCGATCTGGCCAGCGTCAAGGTGTGCCTGTCGCAACTCCGCCGCCGGCTGCAGGAGTTCAATGCGCCCGGCCGCATCTCGAACGCCTATGGGACCGGCTCCTACACGATGTCGCCCGAGCTGCGCGCCTGGGTCGCCGAACGGGTGTCGGTGTGAGCGGCTGGACCGAGGACCGCGTCGGCGTCCTGCTGACGCTGTGGCGCGAAGGCAAGTCTGCGGCTCAGGCTGCCGGATACCTCGGCGTCACCCGCAACGCCGCGATGGGCAAACTGCACCGCCTCGGCGAACTCGGTGAGCGCAAGGCTGATGCCCGCCGCTGGAACGGCCAGATCATGTTCCGAACCCCGCCAACGCCGCCCCGCTCGTTCTCTTGGGAGCAACACGCATGACCCGCTTCAACGCCACGGTGACCGGCGGCTACGTCAATCGCGCCGGCGAGACCGTCCTGAACGTCAAGCCCGATAAGGGCGATGCGATCCAGGTCAAACACTGGGAGGCGCTGCCTGACGGCAAGCGCGTCGTGTTGGTCGGGATGAAGATTGAGGGGGTGCAGTGATGCGGGTTCTTGTTGCTTGCGAGTTCTCCGGGACCGTTCGTCGCGCATTCGAGGCTCGCGGGCATGATGCCTGGTCCTGCGACCTGCTGCCATCCGAAGACGGGTCGAACCGTCACATCACCGGCGATGCCCGTGACCATCTGAACGATGGCTGGGATTTGCTCATGGTCGCGCATCCACCGTGCACGCGGCTCTGCAACAGCGGCGTCCGGTGGCTGTCAGCGCCGCCGACGGGACGGACTCTGCCGGAGATGTGGGCTGACCTGGCAGAGGGCGCGGCGCTGTTCAGCGATTTCTGGAACGCGCCCATTGAGCGGATCGCGGTCGAGAATCCGGTCATGCACCGCCACGCCAAGCAGTTGATCCGGGGCTACCAAGAACCCGCGCAGTCCGTCCAGCCGTGGCAGTTCGGGCATGGCGAGACCAAGCGGACCTGCCTGTGGCTGAAGAATCTTCCGCCGCTGGTGCCCACGAACATCGTCTCGGGTCGCGAGGCGCGGGTTCATCGGATGTCTCCTGGCCCCGACCGCTGGAAAGAGCGCAGCCGGTTCTTCTCGGGCATCGCCGACGCGATGGCTGACCAGTGGGGCGGTCCTGTCGCTCTGGAGCAAGCTGCATGACCCCCTTCCTGACCCTCCAAGACGTGCTCGACGCCGGCGATCAAGCCGGCGCCTACCTCGCGTCCATCAAGAAGACCGACCTCGCCGCCCTCAGCAAAGACGAGTGGACAGCGTTCCTCCTCATCCTCGTCAATGAGGCGAACAAGGCCGCGGGCGACCGCATCGTCAGCGCGTGGACGATTCCTGTGGGGGCGGAGGGGTGACGTCTCCATTCTCGACGGCCGCATCCGACCTGCAGGGGTTGGGCTTCTCCGTCCTCCCTCTCATCCCCCACGACTACCCCTCCCACGCCGGTCGCGGCAAATGCCCCGGCGAGTACCGCTCCGGCGGCTGGCAGGGCATGTCCAAGTGGCAACGGTTCCGCGACACCACGCCGTCCGCGTTCGAGCTCGGCCTGTGGTCGAAGGCTCCGGGCGCGAACATCGGCCTGCTCATGGGCACGGTGGCGCGCAAGGATCTGCACGTCGTCGTGCTGGACTTTGACGCTCAGGACGCGGACGCCCTCGACACCCTGCTGCGAGCGGCGCCCGCAAGTCCGATGGTCAAGCGCGGGCGCAAAGGGGAGTCCAGGTTCTATCTGGCGCCTAAGACGCTGAAGACCGCCTCGTATGACGGCCCCGACGGACGCCTGCTCGATCGCCTGACAGGGTTCGACACGCGCCAGACCGTCGTTCCGCCGAGCATCCACCCCGAAACTGGCAAGCCCTATGTGTGGCTGGCCGGTCCCGTGCGCGCAGACGAGCTGCCGGTCCTGACCGATGACGACATGACGGCGCTGGAGGAGGCGCTGGAGACGTGCGGGTGGAGTCGAGAGCGGGTGCGTGGGTCAGATATTCCACGGCGCCAACCCAAATGCGGTGAAATCGACCCCGACGACATCTGGTCGGAGACGAAGGCCGCGGCGCTGGCGAACCTCGACCGCTGGGTGCCCGCGCTCGACCTGTACGGGTGCAGGCCTGCACGCGGCGGGTTTGAGGCCGTCGCGACATGGCGGGCGTCCAGCACCGGGCAGCCGATCCCGGACCGCAAGCGCAATCTGTCGATCCAGCGTGACGGCATCAAGGACTTTGGCACGAACGACACCTATTCGGCGATCGACCTCGTCATGGCCGCGCGCGATTGTGACCAGCCCACGGCGACGGACTGGCTGCGTGAGCGGCTGGGGCTGAAGGATGATGGGGTGGTGATTGCGTTGGGCAAGGGGGTCGTTCAGACCGACCCCCTTCCAGACCACGACCTGCCGGAGCCGTTGCGGAGAAAAGAGCCGGTAATCGCCGCAAAAACGAACACGTTGCCCGAACCTGTACAGATTCAGGCTGAAATCCAACACGTCGCCGGAGATTTGCCCGACGCACTCACCCGCAACCCCGGCCTCCTCGGGCTTCTTACCGACTGGATCGCGGACAGCGCCCGCAAGCCGCAGCGTGCCGGCGCCCTGTTGGCCGCCCTGGAACTGGTCGGCACCGCAGCCGGGCGCAAATACGCAGGCCCGACGCTGACAGGGACGCACATCTACGGCCTGTTTCTGGCGCCGTCGGGTGCTGCGAAGGATCATCCGTTGAAGTGCATCGGCCGCGTCCTGCATGCCTGCACGATGGGCGCGCACTACGGCCCGTCGGGCTTTATGTCCATGTCGGCGCTCATCAACCGCATCACGCGCCAGCCACTGACCCTGACCTGCATCGACGAGTTCGGCGCGTTCCTCGGCCGGATCAATGGGCGCAAGGCGTCGACGCACGAGAAGGCGATCACCGGCGTCCTGCGCACGGCGTGGGGCTCCAGTTTCGACACGATGGCGCCCCCGGAATGGGCGGGCAGGGTGGGCGAGCCGATCCATAGCCCGGCTTTGTCCATCTATGGGGTGTCGACGCACGAAGAGTTCTTCCAGAACCTCGAGGGCGGGGACGTTTTCAACGGCTTCCTCAACCGCTTCCTGATCCTGTCGACGCACTCGCGGGTGGTCGAGCGTGAGCCGTTGGCTGACAAGATGGAGGTGCCGGCCGCTGTGGTCGATCAAATGCTGGCGATCTACACGGCCGGCAACCCACTGACCCGCGCCACAAGCCACGCCAGCATCGCCGACGCGCCCATGATCGTCGTGCCGTGGGCGGACAGGTTCGCGCACGGGGCATACCAGGCCCTCGGCGAGAAGATCGAGCGGATGGAGCAGGACTCGGTGTTTTTCACCCGCACCGCCGAGATGGCGCAGCGGCTGGCGGTCATCCGGGCGATCGGGCGCGACCCGGCCAATCCCAAGGTGGCGCTCGAGGACATGGACTGGGGCAGGGACGTCGCGGTCTGGTCGGCCGAGCGCATGCTGGAGGAGGCCGGCGAGTACATGGTCGAGACCGTGCACCAGGGCGAGGCGCAGCGGTTGTTGCGTGTACTCAAGGGTCGCGGCTGGATGACGT